GAGAAGAAGGCCCAGTTTAACATAAAGGCCAATACACGTGTGTCCTTCTCAGGACCGGGTTAGAGAATAACCCGTTAACCGGCTCGCCATCGCCTAAAAATGATGACGACCCATCTACGCGTAGTGCTCCGTGACGGAAGTAATAAATTTCCGCCGAACCATGATTCGGACTCAAGGCATAGAGGATGGTAAAATTATCTTCTACCACCTTTACCACTGGCTTTACTGACCAGCACCAAGTCCGATAGACACGCTCCCAGCCCTCCTCAACTTTTGATGGTCGAGGCAGATATCGAGAAAATTGCCGTTTTATTGGCAAGATATCCAAGTCACGAAGAGTCAGGTTAAACCCTGAGTCCCCGAGATGGGGTGGTACTGGATTCCGATTAATGGGAGGGACGCCCGTAACAAGGGCAAACCACACAGAGGAGAATTGATCCCCAAAGGTCCAATCGGGGCCTAACCAATGTTTCAAACGATTGGCTAGCCGAACTTTGTACAAAGTTGACGCTACTTTCGCAGCGCCCGACCCTGTACTAGAGGTCCTACAGTAGAACGGTGTTACATCTCGGTCGTCTAATACTTCGACGCCGCATGATTCGTAAAATCGCCCGGATACGAACGACTTGTCTCGGTTACACTTAAAGCGAAGCGCTTCAAGCGCATCGACGACGGCTCCAGCATAATCTGCCGGGACGATGATATCATCGCCATACACGGCCGTTTTGCTCCACAATCGCTTCGGTACAATTGATCGTACCAATGCAAGAAAATACAAAGTCATGAATGCGAACGTGTGTCCTGCACCCATTGGAAGCCAATTTCTATAGAAAGTAGGCTCCATCCCCGGGAACGCATAGTATTCTTGGCGTACTAACTTTAGCAGCCAAAGGAGGTCCGGTCTAAGGAAACTTAGATTTTCTTCACAAAACCAGCTAGATGCTGAGCTTAGATCAATGGTCGCAAGACCATCTCTCACCGCGTGCCTAGTTAAGTTCTGATTTCGCGTTTGATCGCGGATGTCGCAACCATAGCTACGCAGACGCTCTTCAAAGTACACTCCCAAACCGCGTTGAAAAAACATATCAACTACTGGTTGGGAAGAAATCGTACGAGCGGTCCATGCAGTTTTTGGTACCGTTTGGACGGAGGAGTAACTGACAACCTTTTTGATGAGATTGCCATTTCTCGTCTTGTAACCCGCCCATATTTCGCCCATTACCTGCTTATAAACTGGTAATAGGTTTGGGCCCACAGTGGGTGTTAACCGTAATTTGTCGCTGGCGACAACCGACCTCAGCCCAGCTGAGGCCCCGGGCCCAAATCGGCAGTTAGCCAATACATAAGCGATAAAATTATCACTCACATACGATGTGTCACTGGATGTAAAACCCAGCATGTCGTCCAATTGAGCAATGAAACGCTGCAAACCAGGAAACCAGGGCACTTTGCCCTCGTTGAGTTCGAGAACTTTCTCTACCTCAGTAAAAGTTTGCTGTGCAGCTAATTCAGGGTCAACACCGGTTTGTATGTAGGAACTCTTCGTGAGCATCCGCGACACTAGCCGGTCTTGCTTAAACTCTACTATAGGAGCCAAACCCGCAGAACGAAAGAAACGCTCTAACAACCAATTACCATCGTAATGATGGTCATTGATATCAAAACGCTTGTATTCATCCCACTGGTCGTACTTACAGCAGAGGTAGCATGCAAGTGAACGAGGAGTATCAATCTCCTCACATACGCTATTGAACAACGCAATTTCAACATCTGCGTCATCAACAGCTTCTTTCAACGCCTTCAGAAAGGACATCGAGTTTTCTCCCGAGACCGCGAAAACGGTCTAAGTGATTTAGAATGGTGTATCCAAATCGTTGACAAGGTTGTCAATGACTGAATTACTTACCAGGTTCTTGATATACGCGTAAAGATTAGCGCGTTCACCAACCGTAGCTGACACAGGTACAAGGATGTCTATATTGGCCCTACCAATGGAAGGGTAGGAATATAAACCCGTATCCGAATCGAGTACTTCGAATGGGATAGCTAATGCGATCTTCGCACGAACCACTTGACGAGATGTCGGACTGTTAGCACCTATGCTTATGGTGTAAAAGCCCGCTGCCGTATTGGCCGTCACCCTCTCTTCCCAAAATACCACATCGCCTGCTTTCCTAGCAGGGACGAAGGTATGGGCAACAGGGGTTGATTGTCCGTCACTTATGACGATATTTGATGCTGCTGTCATCGGATAACTCCGAAAGAGTAGTATTAAAATACCAAAGGTTTATCTGACAAACACACGCGGCCCTTTAAGGGCTGCTAGTAATGCCAGTGCATTAGCTGCTCTGCCTTTCCCGAATAGGACAGGCCTAGACCACAGGTACGAGAACGGATCAAATCCAATATCAGGAAGAGTCCTACTATATGTAACTTTAGTAGCAGAACCCGAAGATATCTTCTTCCAACCCGGTAAATACGTGACCTGCGTTGTCCTGTCTACCCTTTTGGTAGTCAGTGTTGCAGCCATCCGTACGACGCCGTTCTTGGCCTCAGCGGCCGCGAGACAGCCTCCGATTGGCAAAAGCCAATCAACTACGAAGCTAAATGGCATACGCTCCCAAGCCCAACGGGCTGGGTCGCCTATGGCAACGCTTCCAAGGGATAAGGAATTATCCATAATCCAAACCGGTTTTACAACCTGTTTAGAAGAGGTCCTAGTCCGATAGTAACCACTAAAGGATTCGGCTTCCCTAATATCGATCAGACGATCTCTGTGGATGTTCTGATACGAAGCAACATCAAATTGCTTCATTGCATCCGCTATTGTATTACACAACGGCGTTACGCCAAAGGAGTTCCATAGAAAAGCATCGGGTATGTTGGTCCATCCTAGGATGTCCCTGACCGCGCCTTTACATTTCCCTCTTCGCAAACATGTGTTTAAATTACGCATCGCGCGAGCGACGGCAACAAACATATCCACGACTTGGTCGTATTCTGCAATCGTATCTGATAAATCAAGATACGAGTCTTGAACCGCATCCCATAACGGGCGAGTCCACCACTTTGTAGGGTGTTGGATCGGCGCTGCCTGTGGGTTGAACACTTTATAAAGAAAACTAGTGTTTACCACCTGCACGTATTTCGCATCGCAGTACGCGTAGTTCGTATAAGATTTACTGAACTTCGACGCCTGTTTTGTTACTTTAGTATACGGTCCGTGGGCTGTCACATCGAACAATAAATCGTTCGGTAGTGGTTTCTCCCGTTCAACGGATTCCGGGATGTCCTTAGTATCCTCCCTAAAGAGGCGGCTACTAATAGAGTCTGGGTAATTACACCCTGGACCCTTTCTACTCTGCGTTACGGCGCGTCTGTATACAGACAGCTTAAACGTAGTCATGGCACACAGTCACCCTCTGCTATGGTTCTTTCGAGCCACAGAGTTGGATAACATCCGTCATGTGACCACAATGGATGTAGCAATTTTATTGCTACGTTTAAACACACC